TGTCGGAATCATCCGAATCCGTCTGGGTATTTTCCTGGGGGTCACGCTCGGACGAATTCTCGTCGCCCTCCGAGGCCTCCTCATCAACAAGCTCTTCTTCCTCGGGATCACCCGCAGAGGCGGTCTCTTCGGAAGTGTCGAGCTCGGGAGGACCAGAGAGCTTCTCGAACTCCTCGTCCGTCATGGCCAGAATATCCAGATCTTTCTTCATGTTTAGATTTCCTCTGCGCGCATCTCGTCGATGGCTTCGCGGTTGGCCTTGATCTCGTGCTCGGCCTGATTGCCCATACGAACGATGACCGAGAGCCAGCGACGGAGGTGACCTGCCGCCTGGGACAGAGCCAGGGAATCTGCACGCTCCTCCGGTCTGAGGCTCGGGTTTGCGCTGTTCTGGGCATAACGAGCACACTCGTTGACGCAGAACTCCTCGAGAATCAGCTTCTTGAAATCGCGGTTTTTCTCCAGCTTGAGGGCCAGGTCACGCCTGGCGACCAGCTCCTGAAGTTCTTCAATCTGCTGCTCGAGCTCTGCAATGGTACTCATTTCAATTCACTCCTAAAATCTACCTACCCTAAATTGGGCAGGGTCAGGTTGGGTCCAAGAAGGCGCTCTTCTTCGAGAGCATCGCTCAAAGTGTTGTAGCCAACTGCGGCATCAATGTTGGGAGCGGTCTCTTCGGGCTTGCGGCCCTTGAGCAGGCTCTTGACGATCTCCAGGTGCTGGTTGCCCCGCGCCTGGGCCTGCTGCTCCACGATCTTCCGGGCGTGCTTGGTGCCCGTCTCCTGCTCCACTCGATCCAGATGCTTGAGACCAGCAGTAGCCCCGGCCTCCTGGGCCTTGGCCTGGTTGAGCATGATCTCCGACTGGAGCTTCTGAATCTCCATCTGCATCTTCTGCAACTCGAGCTGCCGAAGCTGCTCAGCTAGCGGATCTGGCTGAGGCTGCCAGGTACGCAGTCGTTCCGCCAGACCAGGCATTCGTTTCAGTTCGGCAATTTCAGCCAAAATTTGCATACTGATCTGGGGATCCATGTTTGGTCCCAACGTTTGCAACATGAACCCTAGATCTTGTGCTTTGGAATTGTCAACTTCAAAGGTGGAAATATCAACGATGAGATCAAATTCACCTTTGAGCTCTTCCCGGCGGACGGTGACGAATTCTCTGTTGGTAATGCGGACCACTTCGGTTTCAGAGAGGAACTCCGCGTTCATGGCAATGATCTTGCGCCCAATCTCCTGGAGCCCCTTCGCCAGGCGGCGGAGAATCGCCATCTCCCGCTTGGCCGCAGCGTCCAGCATCCCCTTGATTCCAGTAGCCACGTTACCGTAGGCGTCACCGGACAAACCGCCGGAGAAGCTCTTTACGCCGGTGAGAGCTTCTGCCTCCTGGTTCTGGAGGTTCAGCATCAGCAGCGCCGACTGGGGAAGCTCCGGGTATTTGTGTTCGATGATCCCCACGTTGGGAGGCATGATCGGGTTGAACTCGTAGTCCTGCCCGTTTTCGTAGCGGCGGCGATTCAGGGGATCCAGGATCCCCTTGGCAAAGCCCTTTTGCCCGTTAGCACTCTGTCCAAGAAGATCGATCATCCCGCGCGTTACTGCGCCAAGGATTTTCTGGTTGTCCTCGAGGAGCTCTGCATCCGTTTCGCCGTACAGGCTCCGCTTCTTGGGTAGATACGGAACGGTCACAAACGGCAACCATCCGCCAGGGAAGGGGTTCTTCTCCATGCGGATCAGGGTGTCGCCAATCCAGGTGGCCACGATGGGTTCGAGGCTTCCGTTGCCTTCGATGTCGTAGTAGCCCCAATACTCGTAGGCTACGACCTTCTTTCGGCTCGGATCCCGAAACTGGAAATCATCGGGCGTGCGCGTGGAATGGTCTGGTTCGGTAAGAGGAGTTGCTCCTTCCCAGTTCACCCGGTCGAGGTTTTTGTAGCGATCCCCTTCCTTCTGGAGCTCGGCCTTGTTGGTCTCGAAGGAGACCACAACGAACAGGGCCTTGTTCAAGTCTCCGTTGCAGGAGGGATCAATGTAGACGTTGGCCGGATCCATCACCTCCACCGTGGGGTGATTCTCGAGGATCCGCTCTTCTTCTACTTCTTCGGTGTCTACCTGTACCGCAACCGTGGCCTGCCCGGTCTCCTCGTAATAGTCCAGAGCTGCCTGGATTTCCGGAGGAACCTGTTCATTGTAGGTGCGCGGATCGGAAGCCTTGAGCTGCATCGCCTGCTGAAGCTGCTCGACTTCTTCCTGTGTCGTGACCGGGTAGTATTCGTAGACCGGGACTTGGACCTTCTCCATCACCGAGTCGCGGTGCCAGCCTACGCGCACGATGACCGTGCCCTCGTCTACGTTGGCCCGGACGTAGTTGTCGATGAAGGAGGTCCGGTCGATCTTCGTTCGGAATTGGTAATTGAGGAGAAGTTCGTTTTGCTTGGCGCTGGCTTCGTCCTCGAACGTGACTGGAAGCACCTGGAACATCTTGTCCGAAGACAGGAAGGGTTCCGAAAGTGCTGAATAGCGCCATTCTGCCTGACGACGGATGAGCTTGGGCTGGACGCTAGAACGGCCTTTGATTTTGGGCGGCCTAGCCTGGCCTTCGACCTCGAGGAGATCTACCCATTTGGTGATCTGTGCCATCTGGGCATCGTGGGACGGCTTGGCCGCTTCCAGGTCGCCCTTGAGCACACGAATGTCAGGTTCGTTCTTCCAGTCAGTCAGCTTTTCGGCCTCACCGAGCTGAAACTGCATTCGTTCCAGTTCCTCGAGTTCATTCTTCTCGTTCTGTGCGTCAATCATTTGTTTCACCCAGGAGCTGGCGGTCAGCGCGAATCTGTCCGGCAAGCTGTTTCAGTTGCTGGTCACGGAGTCCAAGAGTTGACCCGAGCTCTCGTACCAGTCCTCGGCCTTCTTCAAGAGCTCGGTCGAGTCGGGCTGCATGGCTTGCAAGGTCGCGGCAGGAAGCGGCTCCAGCTTCGGCCTGGCGACGGTATACCGCTGCGCGGTCTTCGCTGAGCAGCAGCCGACGCTGAAAAGCAGCGCGCTGATCAGCAAGGGCCAGATCATGAAGTCGTTGAGCTTCTGCCAGTTCATGGGCAATCCTTTCGTTTTCAGCCTGATGGATGGCTTCGCGTTTTGCGAATTCATCCATAAGTTTGTCATAGGCTGCCCGAGCCGCTGCCTTGTCCTCTTCCCACTCGAGCCGGACTTCTTGAGATCCCAGATCATAGCCGGTCTTGTAGGAAAAGTACCCAGTTGCCCCAATGATCACGGCCATGAGGAGCGGAAGTGACACATATTTCAGAATTGTCAGCACCGTCTTCATGGTCATGACCTCTCAATCTTCCCGACGCAAAGCTGCGAGTTCGAGCATATGGCGTTCCTGCTTTCTGCGGTCATCTCTCATCTTGAATATGAGATTTACCACAAAACCCAGGAACGTGATTACCACACCGATCAGAGCCAGCACTTCGTTACTCAACACCAACCCTGCCAGCGTGGCTCCCGTGCCTCCGCCCATCCCCTTGGTTGCGACTGAGGATACTGTAGCCTCAATCGTCGTTTCCGTCGTCATGAAATTTGTCCCCAGATTGGAAAAGACGATCAGGCCTCACCAACTGTCCCGATCCAATTAATCAGGTCCTTCTCCACCAACTGTACAGGAAGAGCGCGCACGGCGGCAAAGAAAGCCGACAGGCGCACCCGGAGGACAGCAATCTCCTCTTCTTCCATCTCGCAGAGGAGCACATGCAGTTTGTTGACATCAGCGACCAGCTCGAGGAGCTGACCGGCGGCTTCGCTTCCTACAAAACTCAGATCTTCCAGATTCACTTCTTTTTCCCTCCGTATACCTTCCCCGCCCACACAAATTGACCGTGACGAATTGATACCGAGTAGACCGTGGCATTGCGGTCGTTGGTGACGTAGCCAATCCCGAAACCGTGCCGCCATCCGGCGGGGTGTCCCCGTAGCCAACGGGGATCAAGCGTTCTCATGCAGCCCAGACCCACCGCCATCCCCGATCCACCGTGCATTCCTCGGTCGAATTGCTGGGGCCTGTGGGTATGGCCATAGGTCACTACCCTGCCAGGGACATCGCAGTAGAGTTCAGCGGCACGCATAGCGTGATGCTTGCCTGGAAGGCGGGGGAAGATTTGGTGTCCATGGAGTATTCGGAGCAGCCCGTATTCGATGGGCTGTTGATACTCTGGCACCCAACGGACCCCATGATGATCAAGGTCGAGCCCAAAGGGGACGTTGAGAGAGTCAAGAAGCTGGGGAGCGTGGCCGACGAGAAATCGGGTGAGCCGGGTTTCGTGGTTGCCTTCAAGATAGATAAAGGATGCTTTGGGAGCGGCTCTACGCAATTCGCGTAGGGCTTTACGCCCCGCGTCAAAATCGTCCTCTAGTTTGACCAGATCAGCAGAGGTTCCGTGCATCGAAACTGATTCCAACTCGAGGAAGTCGCCCATGATGACGACTTCATCTGGCTGGTTCATTTTGATCCACTCGAGCACGGCACCCCACACGTTCAGATCATGGCTGGGGACATGGACATCAGGAAGTAGAGCAAAGGAGCGAACGGCTCTGCTACTGGAGCTGCGCGTCGCTTTTTTGCGGGCGTTCAAACCCAGCCTCGCTTGTCGAACTTCACCGAGGAGCGAATTTCGGTAGGAAGGAGACCATGATGTTGCACTTCCGCGCAGGTCGTCTCGAACTGGTTGCGGTAGTTGGCTGCCGCAGTGAGGTGCTCAGGAGTATTCATGGTTCCATACATCTTTGATGCAATGTACGCAGTCAGCGCCTCTTCGAGCTCGGCGGGGAGCTCGATCTCCTGCTGGAGATCTTGATCCTCTACGATGGGAGAAAGAGGTGGATGCCGGGTCGTGAAGACGATCTGAATCTCCGCTCCTTGGCGAAGCTGATGTCGATTCTGAAGAATCTGTACCGGGATGTGCAGTGTGCGCCCGAGCACGGAAATCTGATGAGGATCTTGGGTGGTGGTGAAGTCCAGTGATTCCCCTCTCTCGGTAAGAATCGCAGTGACCTGGAGCAGATCCTCGGGGAGCTCGTATTCCATCTCCTCCCCCTCGAGAGGTACGATTGCCATCTCCTCGCCCAGAGGGAAACGAGTGTAGAGGCGTTTGAGCGCCTCATTGGCAAAGTGGACAATGCGGTTCTGCTGGGACTTCTTGAGCGTTCCAGTGGAATCCACCGCAATAGCCAGATTGCTCAACTCCCCGTAGGAAAGCTGACGAAACAGTTCCTCAATCGTCATCAGGTAGAATCCTCATACAATATACGATGAAATTGGGGTTACTTCCATTTCCGGAGGATCATCCCACATTCCACCATCCTGATTACCCACTGGGAGGGTATCAGAGGGTTTCCAGGGCTTCAAGTAACCAAGCATCGAAATGGTATCGATACAATCGTCTTTGCCCTTGAGACCGTCAGCAGTAGCAAGACGCAGCTCCTGCATGAACTCGCCCATGATGGGTGTCAGCTTCATCTCCTCCGGCCAGTAGATCTTCCCTGCCTTGAACCAGGGAAGAACGAGATTGAGTCGGGTGAGCTTGTCTACCGTAGGACGGATGCCCGGTTCATTGCTCTTCTCGCTCGAGGCGAAGTTGAACCAGATGTTCCGGATCATCATCTCGTTCTGGAGCCACTTGATGAACGCACCCTGCTGACCCGTGATCTCAATGCCTACCTGCTGGGGTCGATACTCCTGTACCAGACGAAACAAATCGTCGATGGTCTTGTCCATCGTCTGTCGGGCGCAGATTCCGTCCACCCAGAACCAATCGCCGTTGGCGTTGTAGGCCCAGACCGAAATCACGCTCCGGTCGGCGGTTTGCTTCTTCGAGGTAGCGAAATCCGTGGTTATGTAGAAGTTGTAGATCGACTTGTTGGCCAGGAGCTTGGTGCGCGGGTACCAACGCAGCTCTCCTTCCTGGATCAGGCGGCTCTCCTCCGAGGTGATGCGGAGCATCAGCTCCTGGTTGAAGGCCGCTACCTTGCCAGTCGCTACCGCTAGCTCGTACTGCTCCTTCACGAACTCGTAAGGGAAGCGGTCGGGCCACGCGCCCCGGAACTCTTCCTTCGTACAAGGGAACTTCTCGCAGACCGGCCAGACGTTCACGTCCCAACCACCGGACTCCACCGCCTCAATGAGAATGTCCTCCTTATGGAAGGGGGTGCCGTTGAAAATCACCTTGCGCTTGGTGGGGTCGAGGGCGTGCATCACGCCCTTGTACACGGTGTCCTTGATCGCCATCATCGACGCCCGGCTGTTGGCGTCGTCGTCGCTCACCAGGTCATCGAGCACGCAGAGGGTCGGGCGCTTGCCGAAGATCTTGGTGCCTCGAATGCCGGTCTTCGCGCCGAACATCTTGATGCCGATCTTCTCCCCGTTTTTATTTGTAAATTCGATATAGTTGTCGGTGAACTTCGCCTCGGGGATCCATGCCTGAAGGAACTCGCTGTTATTATACCTAAATTCGATATTCTTCCGGGCTGACTTGACGCCGTTCTCCATCGAGTCGGAGACGTAGATCATCCCCTCCACCCGACCGAATTTAGGCAAATAACCAAATACCCCGAGGAACAGGGAGAAATATTCCATGAACAGGGTGGTCTTGGCTGCACCTCGGAAGCAGAGGTTGGCCACCAGGCTTCTCCCGGTGACCACCTTATCAAGCATGGCGAGATGAACCGGCGGTGTCTTGTGGGACTCGCCTCCTGGTCCGTTCACCATCTTGATGAAGTTCATGAAGGTTAGAGCGAAGTCTGAAGGGACGTACTCATTTGAATTCAAATATGAATAGTCTACTTCGTTCAACCAGGCGTCGAGGTCCTGCTTCTTGAGGGTCATGCCTTCTCCGTTTCCGACTCGGCCTCGATGAGGGCTTGGGCCGCCACTTCTTTCGGGGTGGTCATACCCTGCCGAATCATGTCCTGCTGTTGCTGGGCCAGCTTGGTCAGCATATCCCGGAGCTCGTTCACTCCAGAGCTCTCGGTCATGTCGATGTTCACCAAAGGCCCGGCCTCCTTCGGCTTGGCCAGGTGGGTAAGGATGGAGTTTGCCGCTGTAGCCCGGACCATCTCGCTCTTGGCGTTGGTCATCAGGTCGACCTGGGTATTGATCGCCTTCTGGTAGGCGTCCTGGTTGAGTACCCAGCTAGGCACCAAGGTCTGCTCGAGAATCAGGTTGACGAGCTTTCCCTTGTTGTACATCGACACATAGGCACTGATCTCCTGGGAGTCTGCACCTCGAGCCACGAGAGCCTGGTACCGCTGAGGAAAGGTGCGAAAGTACGCATCCTGATTGCTGTACCCCATCAGCTTGTAGGACACGTATTTGACCGCATTCAAGTAATCCTCGGTCTTGAATCTCCCCTCTTGGAGCACCTTGGTGTAAGAGAGGAAATTCTCCCGTATTGCCTCAGCGTGGACCGGATCCTGGGCTACGTTGTTGAGCTGGTCCACCAAATGCTGGGTTACACTCTTTCTCAAATTTGCAGGTAGAGCACGAGCTACCTGGTCTAGGGTCAACATCCTGGAGCCTCCTTGACGGACAGGGTCTAGGTCCGTTATAGGTTACTACATCAGGTGACCGCAAGAACTCATTCTAATATATAGAGAATGAGAAGGGGAGAAGTGTGCCTGAACCAAGGGAAGAATCTCGGTGTCAGGTGATCCGCTGCGCTACAGGACAGGCGCTACGCCAAGTCACCGTGAAGAACAGAACCTGGATTCTCTGCGCACACCACGCTCTAGTCGCCGAGCGCACCGAACGAAACAGGAAACTGTTCGCCAAGGCGTTGCCTTGAACCAAGGGAAGAAGATCTGCGCGCCCGCGTAGAAAGCTCCCGGAAGACCCGCCTCAAACCCTCACAAAATCGGCAGGTCTACTCGCGCGCATAGATGTGTGCATCCTACATATAATTCAATTTAGTAATATGGTGAATGTTAGGGAAAATTTGCGCGCTACGTGCGGCAGCAGTGTATCCCCACGGGGGATACCCCCGTACCCTAACCACCCCCCCGGTATCCCCCATCTCAATTTTTCACCTACCCCCCACCTCTTTTCACACAGGCGGCTCCGCCGCGAATAGCAGCAGGACGCTGCTGCCTTCACCTCTAGCTCTGGAGCTAATATGAACCCCACCAACCGTACCTTCCTCGGCGCTGGTGCCCATGCCCTCAAGTCCATCTTCCTCTCGACCGCCAAGACCGTCGAGGTCATGGACGAAGGCATCGCCATGGCCCACAAGGCCGTTCGCACTGCCCGTAAGAAGCAGGCCGTCGAGATCGCCCTCTCCATGGAGGATTTCGTCAGCCGTACCGTGGAGCAGGCTGCTCTTCAGCGTGCCCAGGAGCGCAAGGAGATCCTTGCCTTCCGTGCGCAGTCCGAGGAGAACAAGAACCTCTTCGACTCCGCCTACTCCCAGCTCAAGGCTGCCGTGGATGCAGAACTCGCAACCTTCGAGTAGTCCTCTCGCCCCTCACCTCCACTACGGAGGTGGGGGGCATTTTCTTTTTCAGTATTCACACTTACACATATTCACACAATACAGATGGGGATTGGAAAACCCAGCCTCTTTGCTTGGTTCGAGCGCGCGGCTCCGCCGCGTCTGGACGGGTTGGAGATGGACTCCAACCTAGAACCGCCCACATGGACGTGGGCATTGGAGAGCAACATGGCTGCTGTGGTTTCCTTCGACGACATCGTGGTTCCGGAGAATGCTGGCGGCTCGAAGACGAGCGGCAAGAAGGACGCGCGGGAGAAGAGCGTGTTCTGGATCAACGTCGGCATCCGCCTCGAGGAGGGCGGCGAGCTGTACCAGCTCCCCATGGGGATTCCGCTGGACAAGCTGCGTGCCCGCGAGGTGCCGGGACCGGGCACGAACAACCAGGCGTTCCGGAAGAAGAGGCTCATCGAGAAGCGGATCTGGGAGAAGATCCAGGATCTCATGGACTCCACGAAGCCCGGTGACACCGTCCCACTGCCCTTCGTCTGCGAGTTCCGGCACAATCTGCCCTCGCAGAACGCAATGGAAGACGAAGATCTGACCGAGAAGCTCGACTCCATCCTCGAGTCGATCTAAACCCACCCTCAACCCTGACCTCGGCTCTACTTCCTCACCGGGAGTAGAGCCGGGGTCTTTCCCATTTCGGAGACTCCATGCTCCGCGCCATGTTCATGATCGGATTCATCATCGGTTTCACTTCGCCTGCTGTTCCGCACGTTTACCAGTGCGAAACCGACCTCGAGTGCTACCTCGAATGCCTCGAGGTCGAGGGCGAAGACGCCGACTGCGAGTGAGAAGATTACGAATAAATTGCTTTATTCGTATTCAACTCTACTCCTAAACCCCAATTCCTACTTTGCGCCTTCTCGGCGCTAAAAGGACCCTCATGCCCATCTACCAGGTCCTTGCCCTCGTTGCCTTGCTTCCTGTCGCACTCCTCTTCATCCTCTCTACGGGGATGAAATAGTCCACTACAAGGGGACCAGGCACGATGGCCAGGTCCCCTTCTTCTTTTTCGAGAAGATGGTTTTGCGATGGTCAGATTGCGGCTCCGCCGCGGGGGGATGGGGTGTTGGTGCTGCTCCAGGAGGAATGCAAGATATGATCAAAGTAGTGAACAAACACCATGGCGAGCAGGGTGAGTACATCGGGAGAGGCTCGCCGCTCGGCAACCCGTTCACCCACATGAAGGGAACCAAGGCACGATGGATCGTGGCTACCCGCGAAGAGGCTGTGGCGCGATACCGCGACTGGCTGCGTGACCAGCTCCTCGAGAAGAACCCGGCGATCATCGCCGAGCTCCGGCGCCTCATGGAGCTTGCCGAGAAAGGCGACCTCAACCTCAAATGCTTCTGCGCACCGAAGGCCTGCCACGGAGACGTGATCAAGGAGTTTCTCGACGCCTACCTGGAAAGGAAGAAGAAATGACCAACTACGAACTGAACCGCTGCTGCCTGTGCTCGAGGCCTGCCACCCGCTACGCCGTCCGCAAGGGCAAGGGCTACGACTGCTGCTGGGTTCACCACGAGCAGATCGAAAACGGCCCACAGACCCTACTGAACCAGGAGAAAGAGAGCTGGCTGGTCTCTGCTGCCATGTTCCTCGGCTTCCTCTTCTTCGTGGCCGTCATGGCCGTGACCATCGCTGGCTTCATCAGTGAGTAGGAATCCAATTCATAACCATCATTGACGGTGCAGACCCCGTTCTGACGAAGGGAACTCAATCTATGTCCAAGATCTATGCTGGCATCGGTTCGCGTGAGACCCCTCCTGCGATCCTCGAGAAGATGATCAAGATCGGGTACTACCTGGCCCAGCAAGGCTGGACGCTCCGCTCGGGTGGAGCTCCTGGTGCCGACCAGGCCTTCGAGCGCGGTGCGATCATGGGCAGCGGGAAGATGGAGATCTACCTGCCCTGGGACGGCTTCAACGGCAAGTACGAGCGGGTGGAGGGCTATATCGACGCCACCAGCCTACCCAACTACCACGAGGCCCGCTCCGTCGCCGAGCAGTACCATCCGGCCTGGGATCACTGCAATAGCACCGCCCGTCGCTTCCATACCCGCAACGTCTACCAGATCGGAGGCCGTGAACTCGCCGTAGCCAGCGACGCAGTAATCTGCTGGACGAAGCACGGCAAGGGCGGTGGTGGCACCGGCCAGGCAATCCGCATCGCCAAAAGCCTAGAGATCCCCGTCTTCGACCTGGCCGTCTGCTCCGATCAGGAAGTCCTCAACTTCATCCACTCGAAGGAGGTAACCAGATAATGGCCCGCAACATCCATCACATCACCCAGTACCACCCCGAGACCGGAGAGAAGCTGCTCCGCATGAACGGGATCTGCACCGTCACCGGCAAGCTCTACGGCGTCACCGTGTCTGCCGCAGCTCACGACCGCTGGCGGGCTGGTGAGCTCATCCAGGACGCCTTCCCCGAGCTCGACGACGACCAGCGTGAGTTCGTCAAGAGCGGTATGACCCCTGCCGAATGGGAGAAGATCTTCCCCGCCGAAGAGCAGGAGCCAGAGAGCAAGATCCCGGCGCTCTACCAGCTCGACTACCGATTCAGCGACATCGATGAGACCCGGACCTCCCTCTGGACCCACCCGCAAGCCAACCTCTCCGAGGAGGAGTGGGAGGAGTTCCTCGGCGAGCTCTTCGCCGAAGCCCTCGAGGAGCGCGACATCGACGAGCTCCCTCTCGACTACATGATCAACCAGCTCAAGGAGTGTGGCTGGGAGGAGGTGATCCTCGCCGGATACGCAGAGATCCAGGAGGAATAGTCGTGTTCGAGGACAACTGTATCTACGATCCCGTCGAGTCCATCCTGGTGGAATGGGATCCTTCCATCGAACTGGGCATTCCCACCACGGTGCTCATCAACGTAACAAAGGAGCTTGCTCAAGAAAACCTGACGCACGTAGCAATCTGAAATACCAAAGGCCACTTTCAAAAGGTGGCCTTTTCAATTTAGAGAGAACCTCGTCGAGTCCTGATTCCCCCAATCCCCCCAAACCGACAGCCCGGCCCACAAAACATCGTGGGACCGGGCATATTGGTATTTATGGTCAAAGTACATTACGAATTCCGTACCTCAAAAGTCCCCGTGGCACAGTTCGATACCCTGGAACAGGCCCAGAAGTGGGCCAGGAGCAAAGACTACGCCTACATCTCTACTCTCAAACTCGTGAAGGTCACGACTACCGTGAAAATGGAGGCAGCATGAAAATCTATCTGGTCATCTCGGAAGAGCACTTCGTTGGGCAAGTTGTGACCGTCAAAGTGGAAGCCGCCTACACCACCGAAGAGGCTGCATTCATTGCTATGAACGAGATCCGCCGTGAATACAACAATCCTAGCCACACCTTCTCGGTGGAAACGGTCGAGCTTCACGAGCTGAAGGAGAATCCATGATCGCTCAGGCTCACCCCGAACTCAGCCCCAAGGAAGTTCACCAGCTTCTCCTGGAGCAGCTCTACGACAAGCACCAACTCTTCCCCCGCGTGCGTCAAGCCTTTCGTGAATGTGAAAGCCTGGACTTCACCGAAGTGATGCGCAGCGCCGCTATCCCTGAAGATTTCGGTTTCGATCTTCTGGCTCAGATGGCGGTACGCAAGCGTGCCAACGTAGCCACCCTGGTCGGGTGCTTGCACCATCATCTCGATGATTCGCAGGCTACCGCCTCCATGCTGGAAAGGGCAGTCAACGCCAACCTGGTCGCCTGGAGCAACCGCGATCAGCAGTTCATCGTCATCTACGAAATCAATCAGCGATTGCAGAACGAGCTGGACAAGTACCAGTTTCCCCTGCCGATGGTGGTTCCACCCAATCGTCTCGAGCACAACCTGCACTCGGGGTACTTGACCAGGAAGGAGTCGGTGATCCTTCGAGACAATCATCACGACGATGATGTCTGCCTGGATCATCTCAACCGGGTCAACGCCATGAAGTTGGCCATCAACCTGGATGTGGCCATCACGATCCAGAACAAATGGAGGGGTATCGACAGGAAGAAACACGATGAAAGCTGGGAGGAATTCCAGAAACGCCGCAAGGCCTTCGAGAAGTACGACCGGATGGCCAAGGAGATCATCGAAACCCTGATCAAGGAAGGGAACGAAATCTACCTTACCCATAAATACGACAAGCGTGGTCGTACCTACTGCATGGGATTCCATATCACCTACCAGGGCACTGACTGGAACAAGGCTGTAATCGAATTCGCTGACAAAGAAGTTCTCACCGACTAACCCTCGAATTCGCCTGGAAGACTCTCCAGCCCTACGTGGAAACGTGGGAAGGCAGTGCAGGCGGGAGATCTAAAACATGCAGAAATTCACGCCCAAGCAGTATTTGCAGATCGACATCGCCAACTCGATGGGACTCGACAAGCTGGACTGGAACGAACGCATCGAGTGGTTCACTGATAACGAGCATCAGCTCCTGAATCTGCTGAGCGAGGCAGAAGAACCGGCGATGTACTACGCCGGGGTCAAGGCCTGGGAGGACGTGAAAGCCGGTCGTCCCACGGGCTACCCGGTCTCCCTCGACGCCACTGCATCGGGAATCCAGATCCTGGCCTGCCTCACTGGAGATCGTTCCGCAGCACAGCTCACCAACGTGATCGATACCGGACACCGTTCCGATGCCTACACCTCGCTGTTCCAGGCCATGCAGAACCAGCTGGGAGCCAAGGGTTCGGTGATCCAGATCACCAGAAAGGACCTCAAGTCGGCCATCATGCCTGCCTTCTATGGCTCGGAGCAGGCACCCAAGGATGTGTTCGGAGAGGGCAGCCGTCTGCTGGCTACCTTCTACCAGGTGATGGAGGAGATGCTCCCCGGAGCCTGGCAGCTCAACCAGGCCTTCCTGGCGATGTGGAACCCCAAGGCGCTCAAATACTCCTGGGTGCTGCCGGACAACTTCCACGTCCACATCAAGGTCATGGATCAGACCCAGGAAACGGTTCTCTTCATGGAGGAGGAGTTCACCGTCTACCGCAACGAGAACAAGCCCATCGAGAAGGGCCGGTCCCTCGGTGCCAACGTCACCCACTCTCTGGACGGCTTCATCGTCCGTGAACTGCTGCGGCGGTGCGACTACAACCGCGAGCAGATCGATTACCTCCGCCTCCTCCTCCAGGAGGGGCCGGGCGTCTTCGACCCGAGTGTCGTGACCGAGAACACCGAGATGGTGACTCGCCTCTGGGAGCTCTACGAGAAATCGGGGTATCTTTCCGCGAGGATCCTCGACTACCTCGACGAGCAGAGCCTCCATCTCGTGGATCCGGACAAGATCCGAGAGCTTCTCGATTCTCTGCCGAAGAAGCCCTTCAAGATCATA